ACGACCCTTTACGATAGCCTCCTCGGTTTTCCTACTGGAGCTAGGAGCTACTGGCGCTAAGCCCCCAATAGCCTCCGGCTATCATCCGGCCCTGGACCCGGGGCACCACGGATGGCGCCGATGGGGGTCAGTGTGGGAGGCCAGGCGGGGGCCACACCCTGGGGCTATACGTTGGTCGCCACTAAGGGGCATCTGTGGCCTTAGGTGGCTGGATTGGTGCTGCTTGGGCTACTCTATGTACTTGGATTTGCGCACCACTGCGATCCAATTGTTGCGGCACTGCGCCGCACAAATCGGCGGGTGGGGGTGGGGGTAGAGGATGCTGATCCCTATGATTGGGGGCACATAGAAACTGGCCTTCAGAGTACCGTGTTCAGACCTTGGCCGCCCGGGGCTTTACTTTCAGACTGCGACAGACTATAATCCGGTGGTATGCCAACCCCTAATCAGCAGCAACAGAACCTCATGGAGTTGGTGACGGCCCTCCAATCAGAGCCCGAGATCAGCCCTGAGATGAAAGCCCTCATAGAGCGAGGGCTGCATCATGTGTTCCTCCCCCCGCAACTCCAAGCCAAGTCCGCCGAGTCATTTCAACTTGCTTTCGAGGCCATAGGAGGGCTCCCCAGGCTTGCTATGTGGGCAGACAAGAACCCCTCCAAGTTCTTCAACCTCTATGCTCGGATGATTGGCCAGACCATAAATCCTGTGCTCCCCCCGCCGACACACACCAACCAGGTATGGCCGGAGTGGTTAAGCGCACGGCGGCTAGCCTACCAAGAGGCGGCCCAGTACGCCGAGGACATCAAAGTCAAAGACCCCACCGATGGCGAACGCTGACTACGTCCCGCGCAAGGCCTTCCTGCCGTTCCATAACCGGGAGCAGCGCTGGGCCACACTCGTCACGCACAGACGCGCAGGCAAGACCGTCGCCCTCGTCAACGACGTCATACTAGCCGCCCGGACACCTCTTTCACTCCCCGACCCTCAATATGCCTATGTCGGCCCCACCTTCACCCAATCAAAGCGGATCGCGTGGAACTACCTCAAGCAATACTCCCAGCCCTACTGGAGTGCTCCCCCTAGCGAGTCAGAGCTCAAGATCAAACTCCACCCCAGCTCTACCATCTACTGCCTGGGCGCAGACAACGCTGATTCACTCCGGGGTATGTACCTCGACGGGTTTGTCGGTGACGAGTACGCGCTCTGGAAGCCATCGGTATTTTCCCAGGTCATCCGTCCCGCTCTGTCCGATAGAGTTGGGTGGGGCGTCTTTGCCTCTACCCCACGAGGTAAGAACCTATTTCATGACAAAGTCAAAGAGGCCCAACGCAGCCCCCTAGACAACTTCCTGCTTACCCTGCGCGCTGACTCTAGCGGGCTCATGCCCCTGTCCGAGCTAGAGGACCTGCGTAAACACATGGACCCGGAGGAGTTCGCCCAGGAGTACCTGTGTTCATTCGACGCCGCGCTCAAAGGAGCCATCTATGCAGAAGAAGTCAACCAGCTGTTCCTTGAAGGGCGATACCACTCCCCCGACGACCTCAGCCCCACTTCCCTATACGATCCGAACCTCCCAACTCATGTTGTATTTGATTTGGGCTTCACAGACGCGACCGTGGCAGTCTACTGGCAAGAAGCCGACACCATCCGTGTCGTCAACGTCGAAGCCACCAACGGCAAAGACATCTTCCACCATATCGACGCCATTGTACAGTTCCAAGGTAAAGCTGACCTAGGGTCCGTGTGGCTCCCCCATGACGCCCGGGCCAAAAACCTTCAAACGGGCAAGTCGATCGTGGAGCAGTTCCTGCTCAACGACATCCGCCCCTCCATCGTCCCCAATCACAAGGTCAGGGACCGGATCGCGGCCACGCGCAGCATCTTTCCCCGGGTTCACATAGACGCCGAGGCTGGCGGGGAGGACCTGCTAGAGGCCCTCAAGGGCTACCGCAGGGAGTGGGACGACGATAACCTCATGTTTAAGGATCAGCCGCTACACGATTGGTGCTCCGACTACGCTGACGCGTTCGGCTACATGGGGGTCGTGTGCGCCCCGAAGTTCGGGACACTGTTAACTGCTGATGCTTCCCCTGAAATGATCCAGCGCAGGCTCAAACGCGCCCAGGCCGCCATCCCTTCCACTTACAACCTCCAGTCCTTATTCAAGGACAGGGAGGACCGCCAACGCGGCGGCCATAGGAGAATCGCATGAGCGACAACAGCGCCTCTATCGAGTCCCTCAAGGACAAAAAGCTCACTCCCTACGAACGGTGGGAGGAGGAGATCAAGCAGGCCGAGTTGGAGCTCAAGGACTTCCATAACCGGGGGCGCAAAGTCAACCGCAGGTTCCTCGATGAGCGGGACATGCTGGACTCCTCCAACAAGTGGTTCAACATCTACTACGCGAACACCAACATCATGGAGTCCGCGCTGTACGCACAGCTGCCCAAGCCCTCTGTCTCTCGCCGCTTCAAGGACTACGACGACGATGTGGCCCGCGTAGCCGGCACGATAATCCAGCGCAGCATCACGCAGGACCTTGATGACCCCCGGGACGCCTTCGACTCCACCATGCGCTCCTGCGTTCAGGACCGCCTCATTCCCGGCCTAGCGGCGGCGTGGCTGCGCCTGGAGACCGACACCGAGGACGTGCCCTACGAGGAGGCTACCGGGGACACGTTCCACCCGGAGGACGAGACAGACAAGCCCCCCGAGCCGCTCAAGAAGATCACGGACCAGCGGGTCTGTATTGACTATGTCTACTGGCAGGACTTCATCTGGTCCCCCTGCCGCACCTGGGAGGAGCGCCGCTGGGTCGGCCGCAAGGCTTACATGAGCCGCGATGCGCTGGTGAAGCGGTTTGGTGAGAAGATCGGCAACGAGGTTAGCCTGGATTTTAATCCCACCCTCCCTCCCAACCATGGGTCGACTCCAGGGACAACGCCGAAGCACATGGCTATCAAGCAGGCTATTGTGTACGAGATATGGGACAGAGAGTCTCGCAAAGTCATCTGGTTCTCCAAGGGCTACAAGGAGATACTGGACACCAAGGACGACCCCCTGAAGCTGGTAGGGTTTGAGCCCTGCCCGCGTCCGATGCTAGCTAACATCACGACGAGCAACACTGTTCCCCGGCCCGACTACTACATGATTCAGGACCAGTACCAAGAACTGGACACAATCAATAACCGGGTCAGTATGCTCCTCCAGGCCTGTAAGGTCGTAGGTGTCTACGATCAGTCGGCCTCAGGCGTCTCGAGGATGCTCACAGAGGGCTTCGACAATCAACTGATCCCGGTGGATAACTGGGCGATGTTCGCGGAGAAGGGGGGACTGAAGGGGCAGGTGGATTGGCTCCCCCTAGATGTTGTGGTCGACGCTCTGACTCAACTTATCACCAACCGTGATTTGATAAAGGCACAAATCTATGAGCTCACAGGGATCAGCGACATTGTACGAGGCGCTTCCAAAGCCAGTGAAACGCTCGGGGCGCAGGAAATCAAGTCCAAGTTTGCCTCTATTGCGATCAAGAAGCGCCAAGACGAAGTGGCCCGGTTCGCCGCTGACCTCCTCCGACTCAAGGCAGAGATCCAGGTAAAGCATTTCGATGACGAGTTCCTGCTCAAGAACAGTAACATCGTCGCTACCGGGGCTGACAACGTAAAGCTGATCGAGCCCGCGCTAGCCCTCCTACACGCGGACGAGGGGTTTGAGTGGCGGATCCAGGTCACTGCCGACTCCATCGCGCAGGCCGACTACGCTATGGAGAAGGCTGACCGGATCGAGTTCCTCACCGCTGTCTCCGGCTACCTGGAGAAGGCGGCGGGCATGTTCCAAGCGGTACCCGGCTCGGCCTCATTCCTGGTAGGGATGCTTAAGTGGGCCGTCGCAGGCTTCCGTAATGCGTCTGAGATCGAGGGTATGCTCGACAAAGAGCTTGACGCCATCAGCAAGGCCCCGCCGCCCGAGCCGCCACCAGATCCAGAAGAGCAGAAGATGGCCCTGGAGAAACAGAAGGTGGAAGGCAAGATGGCTGCCGACGCCCAGAAGGCCCAACTGGACAAACAGAAGGGCGAGCAAGAGATTGCCCTCAAGGAGCGTATGGGCCAGATGGAAATGCGGATGAAGGAAATGGAGCTTCAATTCAAGGTCAAGGAACTGGAGTTGAAGGAGAAAGAGGCGAACATGGACATGAACTTCGCCGCAGCCGAGGCCGCCCAGAAGCAGCGTACCACCCTCATGGAGTCCCAGATGTCTCTCGACACCCAGGCTCAAGAGCACGCTATGAACCTGGAGCAGCAGAAAGAGTCCCACGCTATGGAGTCCGAACAGGCTCACGAGGACCACGAGCTGTCCATGGAGCAGACCAAGGAGCAGGGTAAGGTGAAGACCCAAGTGATGAAGCAGCAGGCGGCGGCCAAGCCGAAGCCCAAGCCCGCAGGAGGCAAGAAATGAGCAGAGAGACATGGGTGTATCCCGATGACGGCCCGCCGTACCGTAAAGGTGAGCAGCCCGAGCGGCGATCCGGGGGTGTCGCTATACTCCCGGACCTACCTGACTTCGTTAGCCCCATTGACGGCAAGACTTACTCCGGGCGTGCCGGACTGCGCGAGCATTGCCGGCGCC